CGGGGCTTCGCCCCGACCCGGTTTCACCGAAGCGTCTCGGTTCCGGATTTTTTATAGGATTTTTGGTTGAGTCCGGGATTTTGGACGGGCGTGCATTTTTCGCTTGCAGTTTATTGGGATTGGTTTTAGGGTGCGGAGATGGGTTACAGGAAGCAGTTCGCGTTACTTTCGGGTGGGGATCATTCGTTTGTGGCAACGCACCATGCGGTGGAGCAGGGCGGGGTTGACGAAGTGATTCACATCAGGACAGGGATAGGGGTGAAGGAGTGCGAGGAATTCGTTCGGGATGTGTGCGCATCTCAAAAATTTCGATGGCCGCTGCGGGTGATTGAACCGCCGGCATTGGGGTATGAGGATTTGGTGTTGAAGTACGGTTTCCCGGGACCTGGGATGCACTACCTGTTCTACCGGATGCTGAAGGAGAGGGCGATCAGGGTGTTGGTAAGGGAAGCAAAAACCCGGCGGCTGGACGAAATCGCGCTTTACAGTGGGGTGCACCAGCAGGAGTCGGCGCGGAGGATGGGGTTTGTGGCGCCCCGGGTAAAAGTGGGGTCACAGATATGGCTTGCCGACCTATTCAACTACAACGCCATAGATTTTGCCGACTACAAGCGGCGGTACTCGCTGCCGACAAGTCCGGTTAAGGCGAAGCTCGGTTTCAGCGGGGAGTGTCTCTGCGGTGCGTTTGCGCAGCCGAATGAGATCGTGAAGCTGGAAACGTTCTTTCCAGACGTGGCCAATCGGATCCACGAACTACAGCGGAAGGCGAAGGCGGCAGGGAAGCATTGCGTCTGGGGTACGAGGCCGGTTAAGCAAAAGCCGCTGAGCCAGTACGACCTTCCGTTCATGCCGATGTGTTCGAGTTGCCCAAGCCGGGCAAGTTGACGGTTTTCCACAGTCTTTTTCATTTCTCGCTTGCAATTATATAATTTGTGGTTTAGGGTGCGTGAAGGTCTGGAACAAGCGGGATAGACGGACCTTAAAAATGTCCTGTGCCGCAGCCGCATGAGGGGGGCTGGTAGAGTCCCCCTAGCCGCTTAATCTTTTGAGGAGGAGATGACGATGGCAAAGATTGAGGCAGGATCAGTGGTCAGAATGAAGCATGAAGGCGAGAACGATACTTCGATGACAGTAGGAAGCGTCTATCTTGAATCTGAGGGGAATATGGTAGCGAACGTAGTCTGGTTCGACGCGGAAAGTCACTTGTGTCGGGCAATAGTTCCGGTGGTGGCGTTGAAGTTGTGGCCGGAGGCAAACACACTCACGGCTCAGACCTAAAATTTTTCGAAGGTGGACGATGAAGATCACAGTGGACGTGAAGAAAGACCGGGACGTGGTGATCGTGGCGGATGCGGAGAAGGGGTTGGCGCCGTTGCCGGTTTACCTGACGTGTGAGCAGGCGCGGTCGCTGGCGATCGTGCTGGTGCACAAGTTGGGGATGACGAAGGAGGAAGTGTTCGGATGAGTGGACCGTATTTCCAAGGTCAGACGCCAAATAAGTGCGGGTGCTTCTACCCGGACGTCACACGGGTGGGCGACGACATGATTCGGCGAAGGCGGATATGCCATTGCATCATCCACGGGCGGTTTGAAATTCCGCTCGGCGTCGATACGATCAGGGAAATGAATGCGACCGGATTCGACGTGTGCCATCCGAGAGTGCCAACGGAAAAATGGCGACGGAAAGAAAAGAGAGGAAGCGGATCATGGGACCAGAGCGAACTCCGGCGGATAAGCACACCATGAGCCAGCAGTGGTGGCAGGAGACGGCTGAGGAGTTAGCTGCGAAGGTCCGCGGCTACTTCACGAACCGGGATGGCAAGGTGGAGATTGGGGAGAAGCTGAACGGCGACCGGGATTTGTACATGACGGCATCGCGGTTGACGACGCGAGTGGTGCAGCCGGGTGAGAAATGATGACGCCTTGCCCCTGGTGCGGTCTGGAATACGATCTGATGCCGGATACCGAGAAAGCGCATTTAGCGGTTTGCTCGGTTTTCCAGAAGCTTCCGGTAGCGGAGACGACTTCGGATGGGAGAACGTTTGTGGCGTTGCCGGATGACGAAGGCATTTTGGTGGAGCGGGTGAGGGTGAACTGATGGACGTCGAAGAAACGGTTCCGGAGATTGTCGAGTTGAAATTCTCCCCGCGCCCGTGGTGGATATTCGAGACCACGGCTCCGACAGTTCTGATCGCTACGTTCGCGGATGGCAAGCAGGCATGGGTTGGTTGGAACGGTTTGACCGCGATTGAACTCGTGAACGCGGGTAAGATGTGGTACTACTTCATGGTCAAGATGGAGATGCTGGTATTAACTTTAGAGCACATCTACCTGAGAGACATCAAGAAGGTTCCACGGTTTCAGCGCGTCGAACATTTTCCGGTGAGAGGTATCGAATGACAGAAGAGTACTTCATTGACTTCGACACAAAGATCGAGCCCGGCAAGATACAGGCCGTGCGGATCAGGATCGACCTTGTGACGATCACGGATATGAATAAGCCGTTGGCGGTTAATCTGTGCGAGCATCCGCTGTATCCCGAGTTGAAGCGGTATGTGCTGGAGAACCAATGAAACTTGTCGAATTCACGGTCTACAACGTTGGGTCTCTGGTCTCCGTCAACCCAGAGGCCGTGTCTCAGGTTGGGATGATGAAGGACGGACACGCCATCATCCATCGAATCGACGGTGTCTCGGTTGAGACTTCGGAAACTTACGAAGAAGTTTGCAAGGCGCTAGTCGAATGAAAGCTCTGACCCTATGGCAGCCGTGGGCCTCGCTGGTCGCGATGGGCCACAAGACAGTTGAGACCCGAGGCTGGAAGACCGACTACCGCGGCGAGATAGCAATCCACTCGGCTGCGAAACTCCCGCCAAAGTGGCTTGGAGCTTCCCGGCACCAACCTGATTTCAGAACCGAGCTTGCCGATTGCTTTAACGTTAGACGCGACGTGGACGATCGCTGCGGCCGCCACGTAGACGAAGCAATCCTCGCCTTGCCTTACGGCTCTGTCCTGTGCATCGTGAAGTTGATGGACATCGACGAGATCGACGGCATTGTGCGCTACACGGTTTCCGACCGCGATCTGATCTTTGGAAATTACGAAGACGGCCGCTACGCTTGGTGGTTGGAGTTAGTTGAAGTCTTTGAGAATCCAATCCCCGCCAAGGGAAACAGGATGCTATGGAACTGGGAACGATAAAGTGGAAAAACTTTCTGCATCGGCTGGCGCATCGGATTGGGTCTAATCCGTGCGATCTACTGGAAGTGATCCACGAACCAGACTGTCCGGGTTTTTGTGGGATCGGCATAATGCGCGGCTCGACGTCGAAGGTCTGCAATGTGAAACTGAAACTGCGGTGCCGGGTGTGTGGCGTGGTGGAGACGACCTGATGAAGATGGTCCAAGTCCAATTCGAGCGGCGGTTGAAGAGCGGCGTGAAGCGCCACACAACCGCTTGGGTGGATGGGTCGTGGAAGCTCCGGCCCGGCAAGATAGTCGAGTTCGAATCGCAAGAGGATGTCCAGTGGGTTGTGGTTTCAGTTGGGACCATCGTCCAAGAGTACGAAGAGATCAACCGGGCGTGGCGAGTTGGTGGACTGTGACGCGCTTCAATGAAGACATGATTCGCCGCAAGGGACTGCCGGCGGATGTGCGCGGCTTGATCCATGACCTGTGCTACGACCACGAAGGACGCGACCGGGAGCAGTACAAGAAACGAGCGCAGGAAATTATGAAGCGAGACAAGAGCCCACTCGATTTCTCGAAGGGGGTTCGCGGCAAGTACGTTGGCAAATTTAGGATCACTTCGAACGGATTCAAATGCCGCGGCTGCAGGGCTCGCGTTCGATTCGCCGGAGATTACTGCGGAGAGTGCATCTGTGAGGACGATAGCGAGTGACATCTTCTGCTCTCTTCTCTGACGACCGCCGGTATAGATACTGGCTCCTCAGAACATGGGAGTCGGGACAACCGAGAGTCGCGTTTGTGGGCCTAAACCCCTCCAAGGCAACGGAAACCGAAGATGACAATACGATCCGGCGCTGCATCGGCTTTGCTCAGCGCTGGGGCTTTGGTGGACTGCTGATGCTCAATTTGTATGGCTATATGAGCACCCAGCCGGCTCGGATGTGGGAGCACCACAAGCGCGGTGGGGACATCATCGGCGGCGAGAAGAACTACTTGGCGTCGTTACAGCACTACGTCGAGCATTTCGGGGTAGAGCAGACGATCGCGGCTTGGGGTAACGACAAACTCGGCCGCGAGCGAGCGTTTCGATCTTCTGGATGGAAACTGGATTGCCTGAAAAAGAACAACGACGGATCCCCTGGCCACCCGTTATATCTGCCGTACCTGGCAGAGCGGCAGCCGTGGAATTACTGATTTCACTTTTCGCTTGCAATTTCTTTCCGCGAGGTCTAAAAATGTGGAACGTCCTGTTGGATCCGTACCATGCCGCAGATGATTACGAACCGGCATCGGCTCCACAGGAAAGTGCGTGGCATGAAGGCAACCACAAGACTTTCGGTTCGCAGAACCAAAACGCCGGTTCCGGCAAGAGAACACCAGCGCGTGCGGATTCCGTTGTTGCCGCATTTGGCCGGTGAGTGCATTGCCCGTGGCTGGCCAACAAGGGTTCCAAACAAGAGATCGTTTATCGCGAAAGGATAATCAATGAAGCGAATTGCCGTAGTTCTGTTGTCTCTGCTGTCGATTGTGGCGGTTGCGCAAACGAAGCCGGTTGTAAAAAAGCCGGTCAAGAAGGCCGTCGAGAAGTGCTTGGCTGGCGTGAATGAACTCTGTGCCTCGGATAAGTTCTATGCCGAGTACCAGAGATACAAAGACTACCAAGTGAAGTACGCTCCACCGAAAGACGTGCAGTTGATCATGAAGGGCATCACGGCTGATTTGAACGAAGAGATTCAGGTGGAGATGAAGCAGGGGTTTACGTGGAATGAGCAGAAGATGCGGTTTGTGAAGCCAGAGCCGCCGGTCGCGGCGAAGCCAGCGACTCCACCGCAAGTCGCGCCCGTAGCGCCAGTGCCTGATCCTAAGCCGCTACCAAAGAACTAGCAGTCCAAGTCTTGGACTTTATCAGAAGAAAGGATTCAGCGATGAGCAGCCGTCAGAAGTACCGCAAAGTGAGCCTCGGTCCTAGTGAGAAGATCACGGCTCGAAACTCGTTAGCCGGTCTGGTCGTGTTGGCGGATTATGTGGACCCGTCGAGCGGTCAGCGCACATTGGTGTTGGAGCGGCCAGCGAAAGCCGTGGCTGATGCTCCGAAGGTTGTGACGCGGAAGAAGAAGGCTGCTGCCGATCAACCGCAGGATGCTGGGCTGGCGTTTCCGGCTGGGCAGACATCGGGAGCGTAGCTGATGGCAAGAGGGCGGCGACATCACAAGCATGGAGGTCGCAAAGATGGGCATCGTCATCACCGCAAGCACAGTTGGGATTATGATGATGATGTTCCAAGTGTTGTCGTTTCTCCTCGAAAGCCGCGTGCTCCACGAAAGAAGAAGTCAGAACCCCTCGGCTCAATCGAAGAAGTGGCGAGCCGTCCGGTACGGAAGATCAGGATCGTGAAAGAATAAATGGCGACTCTCTACCAGTGCGCGATGTGTGACGGCATCACGAATACGACATGGAAAGTGGGCGACCGGAATCTATGCCGCGCATGCTTTGGCCGGGAGAAATTGGGAACCTACGGCACGGACGACATCAAACACGAATCGTCTTTACGGTTAGTTCGCGGCGATGGCACGATCTGGGAGATTGATACGCTGTCTGGTAGGCCGGTGGGCGGAAAAGTTGCGGCTGGGACGATTGACGTGGCACGGCCGGTGCGGAAGATTCGAATCCTGGCGGAGACGCAGAAGTGAATCAAGAAGTGCTGGACTACATTCTCGCGAGTTGCGACCACGTTGCCCGGGTGTGGGACATTTCCCTCTTATACCGCGACGTCGACACCCTCGCGGGCGACCTTTTGGTTGTCGGGCACAGCCTCAACTGGATTCGATCCCGGCGGTCCGAGATACGGGAGCACGTAGGAGACGGCGCGATTCACTCCACTTCGCAGCGAAGGCTTGTATTTGTCAATACTCGGACAGTTGATTTTTCAACATCGACCAACTTGAACGCCTTTCGTGGATACCATTGGGTGCGAGCTTACGTGCAGGATTTTATGGCGGAAACCGTGAACGCCCCTGGCTCGATGCCGGTTTGGCGGATTCCATCGCAAGCCGACTGGCACAACGTGAGCGATGCCGTCGAAGACGCCACGGAGTTCTTGCGGACCCACGAAGGCGAAGTGGAATTCGACTTTCAGGGGAACCGCTACAAGGTTCCTTACGGCTGTGACTACTGCGTGATGGTGGGTTCGGTGATGCCGGAACAGCGAGCCCGGTATAGCACTTCAGGCTTGCGGACGCAGCCTTTCTGGATGGGTGGCGATGAGAACATGTTGGCGAGGGATGCCGGCGCGATCTCATTGCGCTCGGTGCAGGATGCTTACGCCTCAGCGATGTTTTCGACTTCTCCAGCAGTCCCGCAGCATGTTATAGACCAAGCCTTGGTAGCGAGTGCCGTAGCCGACAATGCCACGGCTGCGGCTTCGCCCAATGCGGCAATTACACGGCAGCACGCAGAGCAGGCAATGCAGCGTATCAATGAGATCACAAACCAGCGGCTAGCCGACTATGTGTATGGGCCGTCGCCAACCTTCGAGCGGCTGCGCTCCAGAGGTCGCCAGGCTTTCGATGGCGGCGATGTGCTGCGGAACCCAATTCAGTTCGCGTTGCCAGATCCGATTCGCGTGGACCCGCTGGACTTACCCGGCGTGGGGAACACGGGCGCGCCGCAGTGGAATTTCAGTGAAGTGGCACGCTGGCCAACGGCTGCACCGTCAGCCCGTGAACTGGACTTGCAGCGGCGGCTGGATACCGTGCGGGAGTGCCTATCGAGGGGGCCGAATCCGATTGTATTTGGCACCCCAGAGGATGCACGGAGCGCAATGGAAGCGTTGAATTACCCTGCGGCTCCAGTCCAAGACTTGGACTCTTACGTTTACCGCTACGAGTTCGTAAACGGGCAGGCATTGAAAGTGAACGACAAGCTCTCTTGCGGGACGATTCTGGATGCGGCTGCGAGGCCGGTGAGGAAGTTCCGGCTGGTGGAGGAGTAGGTGGGAGTGGGAAGGCGCGGCAGAAAACGTCATCGAACTGGCAGAAGAGGCGGCTGGCTTATTGAAGTCGGAGCCGACACTCTACCGCACTTGGTTCGCACACAGCCGATTCTTAGGATTCCGTGGTACAAGAGATTGTGGAGGTGGGTTATGGGTGGAAACGGAGTCGGAGGAGTATTCGGTGGACCGTTTGATTCGCAAATGATGGCAGAGCCGCCGATGTGGCGCGGAGTCGGTATGACTACGACGGCAACCGATGCACAGTCGTATGCACAAGGCGGGCAGGCTGCGTGGCAGCACGGCCTGGCCGGGACGCTGGGCGGTATCGCCGCAGCCGTTGGCCCTGGCGAAGCCAACTCCTACCAATTTGGTTTCACGGGATGGCAGGAAGGCAGAGGCTACGTTCCGAGAGGCTACGTTCCGATAGAAACAAAACCCGCCCCTGCACCTTCCGAGCCCGGCAAGCCGATCTCCGAGGCTGCGGCTCGGCCAGCTCGTAAAATCAGGATCGTGGAGGAGTAGCGTGTTGTGCCCGGCAACTACATTGAATTCCCTTTCCGAATCATCGAGAAGCGCCGGCGCCGTGGCAGAAAGAAAAACTGCCAGTGTAAAGCGTGTCGGGACAAAACCGCACGCACGGTGATGACGGGAGCGGAGCGGCCGGTTCGTAAAATCCGCGTGGTGAAGCGCTGAAAAGTCAGATCAAAAGTGAGCAAGTGAAGAAAAATAAAAAAGTGCTTGACTCGCTTGCAGTTTCGGGGTAAGGTTCGAGGCGATGAACAACTGGATAGGGCTTGCGAATCTCGTCGTGAATGCAGCGGTTCTGCTAACGCTCATCTTCGTTGTCCTAAAAGAACTCAAGGAGATTAAGATTATGGCAACCGCATCTCAGGCTCTTACCGACCTACAGGCCATGCTAACCGCGCTTGTCGCAGACGTTGCGGCAGCGGTCACGGACATTGCTGACCTGATCGAACAAGTCTCGGCCTTGAATGGCCTTAACCCAACGGCAGTCGAAGCCGTTGTTGCGCAGGGCAACGCGGCTCTGGCCAGCCTTCAGGCTTCGGTCGCCAATGCCAACAACATCCTGAATCCGTCGACGGTGACGATCTCGATCTCACCAACGACTGCTTCTCTGGCGCCGGGCGCAACACAGCAATTCACGGGCACCGTGAGCGGCAACGCGAACACGGCTGTGACGTACAGTTGCTTGACGGGAAGCATCTCGCAGACCGGGCTCTACACCGCTTCGACGACTCCGGGAACCGACACGGTTACGGCTGCAAGTCAGGCGAACCAGGCCAAGGTCGCGACCGCTCTGGTCACGGTCTCGGCTACGGTTGCTCCGACGATCACGGTTTCGATTTCACCGACTAGCGCTGGTCCCGTGGCTCAGGGCTCGACGCAGCTATTCACGGCTTCGGTTACCGGCGATCCGGCGAACGCTGGCGTGACTTGGTCGCTGGCTCCGGTGGCCGTTGGTGTGTCGACCGGAACGATCAACCCGACGACCGGGATCTACGCACCGCCAACCACGCCGGGTGGAACTGACACGGTCATCGCGACCAGCGTCAGCGCTCCGACTGTGACTGCCACCGCAACGGTGACGTTCTAAGCTGATGGTTCTGTTCTCCCAGGGAGACATCTGAAAATGGTGTCTCCCTACTTTTGGAGCAAATTCCGCATGACTGAGCGTTGGGAAATAACGGTTGGAGAGATCGAAGAGGGCGTCAACTGCAAGTTCTTCCGCAACGATTTTCAGGTGTACCGCTTTACGGCTCCGGATATGATTCTCGCAATGCTGGCACTCCCAGAAAAAGTTCGCAAGCTGAGCCAGTTCCCGGTTCGTATCAACAATCGCAAGGACGTGAACGATAACGTATTGGGGCGAGAGATTTATTACCGGGAGATGACTGCTATCGTTGCGGACTTCGACGGCGAGAACGGTAGAGTTCTCATGCGAGCACCATATCCTCGTGGGTTCTTGTCGGAGCCGTGGGTCGATGGGTCCAAGTCTTGGAATCAGGACATCTGGGAAGACCTGCTATCGCCGCACATTCATTGGCACAGAGAGGAATAAAAACCATGAGCAACATCGTCAGTCCGCTGTTCCAGTTCCATAAGCTCAACGAGGCTGGGATCAAGAACGCCCAACTCATAGCCGAATCGTTTGACAGCGTGTTGTGCTACCTGTCGAAAATCTGTCCAGACGGTCGAGAGTTTTCGATCACAAAAACCAAACTGGAAGAGGCTAGCTTCTTCGCCAAGAAAGCCATGGCGATGCGGCCTGAAAATCAGGCATGAAGCAGATCGTCACCGTCTCCCCCTTATCTCCGGCTGAGGTTGCACAGATGGCGGAAGCCGAGAAGAATCTCGGGATCTCCCGGGCGGTGTACGAGGGTCGCCAGCGCGAGTACATGGCCGCGTTGGAAGGGTTGAAGAAGCGCTACGATCCAAAGTTTGCGGAGAATTCAAAGAGTCCGATTTATAAGTATTCGGCTCAGGTGGTCAACAACTGTGTGGTTATCTCCTTGGAGTAGACCGATGCCAGTCCCGCTATGTGAGCCGTGCCTTCGCCGTAGTCGACAGAGTCGGGCGTCACGCAAGGTTGGAGACGAATGGTTCTGCGATACCTGCTGGGTGGGTGGCGGCGCTGAAGAACGGAAGTGTCGGCTGTGTCCGCGGAACATTCGGGAATCGAACCAAACAGAGTACTGCGCACGCTGCCAGCAATCGGGCGCTGCGAAGAAAGACATCAAAAAGCGAGAGGAAAATGAATCAGTACGACCGAGTCCTAACGTGGAACACGAGCCTGGTGGGTTTGCCGTGCCAGCCGACTTCAAGTGAAGAGTGCTTCGCGCTAAACCTTCGCCAGCGGCTTTTGCGGACGTGTGTGGCCTACGGTGGCGTTGGAGTGGCGGCTTCGCAGATCGGCGTGAATCTCCGAGCCGCTCTGGTCAATTACGAAGACCGGACGATTATGTTTATCAATCCGGAGATTACGGAGACATCAGGCGGGTCGCTGTTCTGGGAGGGGTGCTTGAGCCTCCCGCTCTGCACCGGGGGCCGTGCCAAGAACAAGACGTACCAGGGTGGCAAGGTCCATCGGCCTGACAAGATCACCGTGAAGTACCAGAACGACGGCGGCGAAGAGAAGGTCGAAGAGTTTACGGACTACATGGCGCACATCGTTCAACACGAACTCGATCATCTCGACGGCCGATTTTACGTTGAGCATTTGAGCAGTGTGGAGCGGGACATTATCTTCCGTAAGTTCCGGCGATTTCAGCGGTACTTTCAAGTGGTTGAGGAGGTCAAGGTCTAATGTGGACATATCATCAGGCAAGCGGATGTTTGGAAGACGCGGACGGGGTGATTGCCGGAACCGGCTACAGTGGACACGGTCCCGGAGTCAATAATCCGACGCTGCAGAACGATCCAGATGTCGGTCCCATACCGCAAGGTTTTTGGACGATCAGCCCATCGTTTTCGAGTCCAACCAAAGGGCCGGTGGTGATGGACCTGATGCCGAACGCGGCTACAGAAACGTTTGGGCGTAGCGGTTTTATGATGCACGGCGATTCGGTGGAGCACCCGGGCGCGGAAGGGGCAAGTTTGGGTTGCATCATCATGGCGCGGTCGATTCGCCAGGCTGTGGCTGCGAGCGCGGACAAGGAATTGCAGGTGGTGGCATGAGCAAGCCGATTCTAGTTCTCGACTTCGATGGTGTCTGCCACAGCTACACAAGTGGCTGGAAGGGCGCGGACGTGATCTCCGATCCGCCAGTCGAAGGCTTATGGCATTTCCTTAACGATGCCGTCAAGGTCTTCGAGGTCAACATCTTCTCGTCTCGCTCGAATCAGGCCGGAGGGATCGAAGCGATGAAGGTGTGGTTCGCTCATGAAGGCGATGTGGTGCCGGGGATTGTGGCCGAACTTCGCTTTCCAACTGAGAAGCCGCCAGCGATGATCACATTGGATGATCGCGGCATATTGTTTGAGGGGACGTGGCCATCCGTGGAGAAGTTGAAATCTTTTCAACCTTGGTATCTTCGAAAGAAAGGAGGGCCAAACATGCAACCACACCAAGAACGAGTTGTAGCGGAAATGAAGGAGTTGGATGAGAAGATCGTCAAACTTGACACCTTCCGGCATAGTCCGCTTTACGAAACGCTGCCAGATGCAGAGAGAGATCGGCTGACGCGGCAGTACGCCCACATGAAGGATTACTCGAATGTGCTCGCTGAGCGCATCGTTGCGTTCGACGTGCCGCAGTCGTAAATGGGTATCGCTTGTAATTTAGACGAACGGAGCGTATAAAAACCGCATGTCAGTGATCGAGCAAGTCTGCTTAGTCAAGGGACACAACATCCAAAGTCTCATTGCGAAAGACCTCGTGGACCCCATGTTTAAGCTGGTGGTCCATGAGTACGAACGCCGCTGTACTCAGTGCGGCAAGACTCTTACTGAAATCGAAAGATACAAAATCAGTTCTCGCGGGACGGCCCGCCAGAAGAATGGAAAACCGAATGCCCATAGCACCCGAAGTAAAATCGAAGCCGGCGCCGCCGGTGAATCTCACCAAACTCCCGAGCCTAAGCCCGTACCTAGTCCCGAACCTGCTGTGCTCGAACCGAGCGTGCAACCGGCTCCTGACCAATCCTAAGACCGGGATCGACAAGGATACCGGCGAGCAGATTGTCTACTTCCATTGCGACAACTGCCACTACGACGCGATGCTGTCGTTGCAGCACAGCAACGCGAAGTGCGTGAAGGAAGGAACGATCGGACTCAAGAGCAGCCTGACGGAAGGGCTACTGGGCAGCGCGCGGTAATGAACCTTCTCGACCAATTCGGCCGTGTCCTTGATGTTGGTGATTCGGTTGTCCCCAAGGATCCATCCGTGCAAAACTGGGTGATCGCCAACATTGAGGATTCCGGCATTTCTCCCGCTCCCGGCCAACCCCCAGTCGTAAAAGTCATCCTGCGTTGCGAGTTGACTATGGTGTTGCCGAACATGGGTCAGCCGGTGCAGGCGCTCCCCCTTTACTTGATCAAGAAATCGGACACGGAAAAGAAACCGAACTTGGTGGTGATGAACTGATGGGTGGAATTTACGCTATCGTCGCATTCTTTGGTGGCATCTTCCTCTGCGGCGTAGCCGCCTTCTGCTGGTACATCCTCACGGTTCTGAGGGAACTTAAAGCTTCGATCGACCTGCAGGCTAAGACTACGCAAGAGCTTCTGGGCGAGGGTTCCTTCACTCGGATCAGCAAGGCGCTGACGACGTTGAATGGCTCGGTTCCGGATATTCTCAAGGGCATCACGGAATTTGCCGGTGTGATGCGGATGGTTTTCGAGGCGAACCAAGAGGCGAAGCCGCCAGCGAAGGGCGCACCGATTGAGGATTCCGGTTCTGGATTCTACGCGCACAACGATCAGCAGGCCGCGATTAACGAAGTGGCGGAAGAGGCGCGGCGGCAGCGAATCATCATCCCGCCGGAAGACTTTGCGAAGATGCACACGGACGAAGCCACCTAGGAGGTGAGTTATGGAGCAAGCAAGTTTGCGCGATCTAATGGAGTCGAATACACCAAAGACCGACTCCTTCCTTCCGGTCAAGCAGTTCGATGATCTCCTGAAATCGCTCAATCAGAAGAGCCTCGAAACGTGGTCGGTTGGCGGTGCCGTGTGTGCGATTATCTATCGCGTCGAAGGTGGACTCGTACGAATCTATCGCGGCGATCCGCATCGGTGGGGTATGGTGCAACAGCGTCTCGCGCTCGGAACTCTCGGTCTCGATACGATAGCTGATAGCCCTCTGGGCAGCGGCGTGCTGGGCGGGGAAATGGCGAGAGAGTTATTGTCCGAGAGGGCTGGTCTCGATGCTCGCGAGTACGGCCCGCCAAGCAGTCCTCCGGCAGCGGTCGCGATCAACTGTATCCCAGATCAGCAGCGAGAGTGGGCTGCGAAAGCCGAAGCACAAAAGAAAACAAGGCGACCTAACAAAGCCAAGAAGAAAGCGAAGTCCAAGACTCGGACTCGCCGCAAGTCCACCTAACTGCTATTTCCAAAATCCGCAAGGTGTGCCTACAATCTGGTCTATGGTTACCCGCGCAGAGACCAGCCTCGGCTCTCCCAAGCACATCTCCCGGTTCATTCGTTCCAAGGCTGGAAAGACCTACGACGAGATTGCCGCAGAAGACAATATCAGCGTCGAGCAGGTCAAGAAATCTATCCGTACGGTTGAGTTCAAGCAGGGCTTCCATACCAACGAGTATCTAAACGCCGAACTTATCGGCATGATCCTAAAGGCATCCCCTCCCGCGCTCTCTGCTTTGATCGAGGCTTTGAAAGCTGGCAAGAATCGTGAAGCTACAAACGAGCAAGGCGAGAAGTTCACGGTTTTCGAGCCGGATCACGACACGCGGCTGAAGGCTCTTTCGGAGTTCCAGAAGATTGCCGTAGCCGCACAGCCAAAGGCCGGGCACCAGACGAACGTCAAGGTGGGTGTGGGTGTCGGAGTTGGCGTCACCCAGGCGAGCGGCAGCTATGTTGGTATGGAAGACCGCATGCGCGAGCTTCGCCAGAGGATGAAAGACCAGCCTGTGCTCCCCGGAGTTGTTATCCAAACCGCTTCTCTGAAGACCATCGACGCCGAAGTTGAGGACGAGGCTGACGATGAGTAGCCTAACCAGAAAGAATCCCTACCTCAACGAAGCGATTGAGATTTTGGACCAGCATCTTCGGCGCTGCAAGTACGACGTTGCCGTAGCCGCGAACACCCTGAGTCACGTTTACAGCGAGTTCGTCAACGAAGAGTTAATGAAGTGCATGGTGGACCCGCGGTACTACCTTGAAAACTACCACGTCATCAAAACCAAAGACGAAGGGTTCAAGACTCTAAACCCATTCTTCGAAGCACAGGAAATCATCTACTCCGAAATCATGGAACTGCTGGCGGCTGGGAAGCCGGCCAAAGTTTTAATTGACAAGGCGAGACAGCAAGGTAGCTGCTTGGACCCTGAGACTCCGATTCTCACCGACGATCTACGTTGGATCGCGATCGACGAAGCAGAACCGGGACAAGGTCTGGTCTCAGTTGAAGAAGAATTCCGCGGCGGTAGGGGTAAGGGCCGAGAATTAAGACAAGCACACGTTGTGGCCCGAAGGGATGTATTTGAGCCAGCGTTCCGATTGGTAATGAGCAATGGAAGTAGTCTCATAGCGACCGGCCCGCACAGGTTCTTGTCACGAGTTCGAGGTGGCGTGTCGACTATCTGGCGTACCGTAGAAAACATGAAAGCGGGAGATGTGATTCGTCACATCGTTAAGCCGTGGAGTGATCCAACTGTGGAAGACGGTTGGTTTGGTGGATTCACCGATGGTGAGGGTTGTTTACGAGTTAAGCATTGGGGTGGAGTTGAGGTAAGCGTATCGCAACGATTCAATGAAGCATATGAGCGGGCTCTCGCCTACATGCAATCCCGTGGCTACACGTTCCGCGTAGAAGTAGACAACAGGAAGGGCGGAGAAAATAGCAAGTTTGGGAATGAGCCTGTCGCGCGATTGGTCGTCAATCGACTGGGGGAAATATTTAGGCTGATGGGCCAGACTCGCCCCGCTCGCTTCACCGGGAAAACGTGGTGGGAAGGTAAGGACATTCCTGGGCGTACCGGGGAAGGGGAGGCATGGTCGGAAATCGTTGCCATTGAACCACTCGGTAAGAAGCGCATGGTAGACCTACAAACCACGACCAAAACTTATATCGCCAATGGATTCGTATCACACAACAGCACGCTCGCGGAAGGTCTTATCTTCCAACACACCATCTTCAACGAGGCTGTGAATACGCTGATCGTCGCGCAAAACCCAGCGCAGTCGGACTACCTGTTTTCGATGTCGCTGCTGGCGATGGAAAACCTGCCGTGGTGGATGCAGCCGCGAGTCCGGTTCCGGTCGAAGGCGCGGTACTTGGTGCTTGATTCTGACAACCCAGAGATGCGCGGCTTGAACTCCACGATCTACGTGGACGCAGCGAATAAATTAACCGGCGTATCGGTTGGTCGAACCATCCACTGTGCTCACTTGAGCGAACTTTCAGACTGGGATAACGCGGAGATTCTTACGGAACAAATCTTCCCGACGATGTCTGGTAAGAACGTCATCGCCATTCTGGAATCCACGGCTCGCGGTGCGGATGGATTTTGGTACGACTTCTGGACAGAGGCCGTGGAAAGCTGGGGCGAAGAAGACTGGGAGTGGAAGCCGATCTTCGTGGAGTGGTTCCGGTGTAGCGACTACTCGATGCCGAGCGAGAGTAAATTCAACCGCACGGCCGAAGAAGAAAAGATTTGTGACAAAGTTCTGCGCGCTTCCGGATACAACCTTACGGATGAGCAACTGAACTGGCGGCGAATCAAGCGCAAGGAAACAATCAAGATCAAGGGCGACGACACTTCATTCCTGCAGGAGTATCCACTTACATGGCAGGAGTCGTTCCAGGCGAGCGGCTTGTGCGCTTTCCCGAAGTCTCTGCTGTACGAGATCATGAATACGACTTGCTGTGATCCGCTCTGGTATGGCGAGTTGGAATACAGCCATGGGGCAGCACAGGAGTGTAAGCCACATCTTACTTCGACGTTCGACGAGGCGGAGCGCGCAAGGACTGGCAATGTGGTTTACAAGCGCGATCGGTTCATCCCCCCGGCAAAGAAGTACGGTGCGCGCATGAGAGTCTGGGAAATGCCAGAAGCCGGGGAATCGTACTACGTTGCTGGCGATCCGGCTCACGGTTTGGAAGGTGGAGACTTTTCTTGTGCGCAGGTGATTCGTATCGGGCACGGCTCAGAACCGGACGTTCAGGTGTGTGAGTGGAACGGCTGGATCAACCCAACACCGTTCGGGCACGTCTTGGTCGGTTTGGCGAAGTGGTACAACAATGCCGAGCTTTCGGTGGAGATGAACGCGGTCGGGGAGCGGACGTACATCGAAATCTTCCGCATCTTGGAATACCCAAACCTGTTCCGGTGGAAGCACTACGACAAGGTCAAAAACTTCTGGTCGGATTACATGGCGTGGCTGACGACGTCGAAGACCCGTGATCTGATCATCACAAATTTGCGCGAGCGCATCATGGAAAAAACCGTGACGCTCTACAGTCAAGAACTATTGACCCAGATGCTTCACTTCACGGCCGACGAGGATGGATCGAAGTTCCAAGGGCAGGCCAGCAATGATGACCGCGTTATGGCGATGCAGATTTGTTTGTGGTGCGCGCATGACTCGGATTACGGGCGCCAGGCCGCGATGGCTCCGAACACAGGGAGTGAGGCGCACAAGAAGTACTACGTCATCGACGACGTAAACCGGGTGGTATTTACGAGCCAGCAAAAAGACGAAGCCTACGCCGCGGCTTACGTGAAAGGCGAAGCGAGAAATATTAAAGGGGAGATCATTCCAACCCATGCGGTGATGCGGCCGGGCTGGTCCGTGGCACACATGCCAAACAAGAAAGACTTCAACAACAGCGATTTTTCTCCGGTGCACGATAAGGCTGGTCCGCGAGCGCAGATTCATGCGTTCGGAGTTCCGGCTGAGAGTATTCGGTTGGATAACATTCAAGAGTGGGAGATGATGCGAGAATCGCAGGACAGGGACTGGATGACGATCTGATGGAGAAGATCGAAAAAGTCGTCAAGCAAACAGTGACGGACGCCATTGTCGAGGCTATGGGTAATGCTGGCGACATGGAGCATGTGCTGATAATCTCCATTGGTAAGGACGATGTGCCGTCGAAGTTCTTTACCGATAGTGAGCAGACGATAGCCGAAACCCTCTGGATGGTCGAGTGTTTTAAGATGCGCCTCATGGCGCCCGGGGAATAATGGGCGAGGGAATCAAGCGGATCAAAGGCGGCAGCGTTACGGATGCGCTGATCTCCGCCACAGAGCAGGCGGAAGAGATGAAGCACGTTCTGATATTGTACGAAGAGGCTGACGGCGAGCACGCCGGATTCATCGTTGACGACACGTTCGACAAAAAGACCGCGAATTATCTGGTCGACAAGTTCAAAGCTTTCCTCTTCAATGGAATCGAGGGATTCTAGATGCCATCAAACCCAGTTACAGGAATGGAAGCCGCTCCCGTTCAAGATGTCTTCGGGGGCGAGCGCAAGACACCCCACGCGGTTTTCTCCCAGAGCCGCGCTGAAAGCGGTTGGACCCCAACGAATCCAAATGGCAACGTAGCCGTCACGCATCGTCCAAACGATCTGGCTCTTGAGTGCCCAGATTGCGCGATGGCCGGAGAAGCGGGTGTGCGGCTGTTCGCCCGTGAAGGTGTCGGCTACTACTGCATCAAGGGTTCACACGTTTGGAAGGACATCGACGCGCTGCTGGCGCGGAACCCGAAGAAGCTGGAGTATCGCGGCATCGTGGCAAAGCAGGTTGGCTACAAGGAAATCAAAATCTCTGTGCCGGGGAACGTTGCGGATGCTTTCATGACGCGGTTTGGCGAGCGCGGAGCCGCAACGCTGGCCTCGATCATGAATACGCTCAGCGATTCACGGTCGATGATGCTGACCGAATCCGACCTCAAGAACATCGAAGAAAAACTTGGCAAGCCGGTAAACAACGGGACGATGATTGCCGGGGAGTTCTATTCGATGAAGACGCAGTTGGATGAGCAGAAAGCCACGGTCGAGCGGCTGCGAAACAATCTTCAAACGGCGGCGCGTGGCAGCCGAGTCCAAGTATCGGACTCGACGGTAGTGGTGGAGTTGAATGACGACGTGGCCGAGAAGGTCAGACAGGTGGTAGCTGGTCTGGGTGAGCCGTGGACGGTGGAGAGTTACATCGCAGAAGCGGCGCGACTGGGAGCCGAAGGGGGATGGGTATGAGTCAAGCTGTTGCGACACCGAAAATCAACGCTCTAATTGAGGCGCAGCAAGCGCTGCACAAGGCCAATTCTGCTGTAGCTGATCCGTTAACCGTTCTTGCCAATCAGTCGATTGGCGAACTGCTCCCGCGTGAATATCGCGGTGGGATGACAAAATTTACAGGATGGAAGTATGGATTCGGACAGAGTTCAGGATTTGTGGCGCAGGTGATTTGGAGTCCAAGTGAATATGATCGCAAGAGTAAGGGAATGCTCGGCGTCTACGTCAACCTTCCCGGCTTCGAGTGTGGGCATTTTGAGCGAGGAGCTGAGTTTGACATTGGGACTATGCGTATTCAGGGATGGGAGAAAGAAGCCATTCCCGAGCTTTCCGTGGCAGGCGTTAAGTGTCTACTTACATTGGTCGATGCCTATTGCCGGTCCCATGAATTACACAACCTCAAGAAACTAAGTGGACGCGAAGCGATTAAGACGTGGCTGCGATAAATGTCATCCTCCGCACAAACGCCGTTCTTTCCTGAACTTCCGGCCTCCGCTTCGCAGCGGACGGCGGAAGCCGAGTCACAGGCCGATGCCGCGATTCGGTTGTGGTGTGAAGCTGCTTACGAAGAAGCCGAAGCCGATCAGAAATCTTCCGAAGAACTGAAAATGGTTGACAGGTATGTCGAGTACCTGCAAGGCGTCCAGTGGCCCACGGCAAGACCTTCCTACCGGGCGAAGCCGATCGACAACAAGATGTTTGGGCTCTTCCTCGAATTGCTTGGCCTCCTGACCGACATCCGGCCTATTTCCGAAGTGACCTCGGTAAGCCGTGAGAAGCAGTTCATGGATCAGGAAGAGGCGATCAACAAGCGCATGAAGGCGTGGTGGGTGGGGAACAACATCGAGTCAACCTTCGCCATGGGGGTTGTGTACGCGATCTTGACGTCTTCATTTCTCAAGTTGGAGTGGGATCCGCGCGCGCGCCCGATGGGCCGCGGCGAAGTGTGTTTGCGGCCATTGTCTCCGACTTCGGTTTTACCGTTGAAGGCTGGGAACACGCTCCAATCCGCAGAGGCTTTGATCTACGCCGACTGGAAGCCGGTGGGATGGGTGAAAGCGAAGTATCCCGGGAAGGCGCATCTCGTTCGTCCCGACATGGGCGTATCGCAATACTCTGTCGACTCTGGGCCTCCAGGGAATGTAACGCCGCAGTTGTTTAACCTTTTGACTCCGGCCTTCAAGCGGCTGATGACGAAGGACAAGGCGCGTGTGGGGATCAGCGCGTATCCGGAGTGCCGGTATCGGGAATTCTGGATCAAGGACTACACGGTCAACACGTCCAATCAAAAAGTGGTGATGGGCGATGTGGCGAACCCGTGGAGAACTTCCTACGAAGTAAAGCCGATGGAATTGTTCTATCCGCGTGGCCGGCTGATCGTGATGGCGGGCCGGGAGATTGTCGAGGATTGTCCGAACCCGTACTGGCATGGGCAGTTTCCGTTCTCGTTGCTGAGGCTGAATGCCGTTCCGTGGCAGTTGTACGGCATGAGTGATCTTCGCTCATGGGCTGACCTACAGGACATCATCAACACGATCTTGGCGGGCGTGATTGACATGATCAAGAAAGCCGTGAACCCGCCATTCTTCGCGCCGAAGACGGCGTTCTCGGAACAAGTGTGGAACTCGATTGACTTCTCGATGCCGGGCGCGCGTGCGGCCTACAACGCGGTTTCTCCGCAGGGTCCACAGATGTTCAAAACCGGAGAGCTTCCGGGTTACGTCCTTCCAGTGATGCAGCACATCACGCGAGAGATGGACCAGCGCTCGGGTATCGCATCGGTCGGTGAAGCTGTTCGCAAAAAGCAAGTACCTGGCGGCGACACGCTTGACCAGATTCGCCAGTCGCAGCAGGGGCCGATCCGTTACAAGGGCCGGAATATCGAGACTTGCATTTCCGAGCTTGGCCAGCAGATGGTGCCAAATATATTTCAGTTCTATAATCGCGATGAGCGCGTGCGAGTTCCGATGCCGCCGGGTGCACCGACGAACATGATGGACTGGAACGGCGCGTCTATGATTCCGGAGAAGATGCAGCCGGCGGAGTACATCAAGAATTTTGAGTTCACGGTGATCGAGGGATCGTTGCTCGGCATTGAGCGTTTCGAGCAAGCGACGAACCTGATGAAGCTGTACCTCGGCCATGTGATCAGCCGTAAGACGCTCTGCGAGAAACTCGATAAGCTGGGATACATTCACATCGACCCAGACGAGGAAGAGAAGCGACTGGTTCACGAGATGCAGACCGGAACCGCAGCGGCTCCGCCGAAGGGTAAAAAAGGACAGGGGCCAGCGGGCGGTGGAGGGAAGGCGGCGTAATGGGAACGCAACCAATGTCGAACAACGGAGCGTATCTCGTAAACTCTGACGGGAGTGTGCGAATCGCCTTGAAAGGCGCGGCTCTGCGCGCTGTGCAACGCATCGTGGAAGGAAAAGAAAACGGCGAAGTCACGTTGCAATTCAAGGGTGGAGCGAACGCTGGAGTGACGACGCGGACTGTTTACTCCGATTGAACCTGTACGAATGTGCTTGACAGTTAGTTGTTAATTTGTAACAGTTGTCTCGACATCATAGACGGCCCTGATTCTGATTCCCGCGAAAGCGGAAGCGATCTGAAACGGCTTTGAAGAGAAAATCTTCGAGGCCGTTTTTCTTTTTGGAGTGAATGATGCCGTGGCGACCGGAAGATGCAAAACGCCACACGAAGAAAGCGCGGAGCCCGAAAGCAAAAAGGCAATTCGCGCACGTTGCAAATTCGATCTTGCAACGAACCGGTGATGAAGGCCGGGCGATTCGTGGAGCGAATGCAGCGGTAGCGAAGCGCGGCAAGAAAAAGCGGCACGGAAGAAGTTCGAGCCGCTAGTCCCCCGGGATGTAGCACTTGGAATGTCGTACTCGCATTGGGTGGAGGCCCAATCAAAAACCCGCAGCCGGAATTCAAACCGGTTCGCGCGAGAAAGGGGGCAAAAATTCATGCTGGCAATCAACAAGTTCGACATGGCCAACAAGCGCAAGAAGAAAGGCCGCGGCAAGCACGGCCGCTAACCATTAACCGGGTGAGGGCTCTGGTCCTCACCCGTTAACTCTGTTTCGAGGTGAGATTTCATGGCAAAGCGAATGGCGAACACGCCAGCAACGGATGCCCGAGAGGGTCACGGCGATGAATCCTACGTTCCTTCGGTGAGCAAGGGAACGTTCGTCGACGGCGGCGGAACCTACGAGTCGCTGAATCACACGCCGATGAGCGTAAACAAGAAGTCGGGTGGACCCAGTGGATCGGAAGCTGGTGGAGTTTCGAGCGGCCCAGCGTTTGGCCGTAGCTAAGAGAGATCATGCCGCCAACGTTGGACGCAGCACCTCCATTACCGGATAGCGTCAAGAGTCAAATGGGACCACCCGACCCGGGCGCTGGGATGGCTGGCGCCGGAGACATGCTGAAGAAGACGACGGCCTTCGGCGGCGCACCGAACGCGCAAGGCGCATTGAAGGCGCAGGCCGACGCGGTGAAGGCGGTAGTCCAGAAGATGGCGGATGCCGCGAGTGCCGGCAAGACATTTTTCAGCCGCGCGATGCAGTTGATTGATCAGGGCATGGCGGCTGAAGCGCAAGGCGGGCCGGGTAGTGCACCGAACCCGAAGGATTCGATGATGGGTGGCGGCGATGCCACTTCATCCGGTAACAAACCCCCGGGAGCGTTCCCGGGCTAGACCCCGCAGCCGAGGCTCAGCCGGGTAACCGGAAGCTGAGGAAGGGGAACTGAGGAGAAAGATTTTTATGGCACTGTCTGCTGAGCTTGAAGCATTGTGCGCTGAGATCGACAAGGTTGACCCCGCAGCCGGAAAGGCGCAGCGGGAAGCGCTGGAGAAGTTTCCAGCCCTCGCGACAGTGACACAGGAGCAGAGGCTCCGCCAGGCTGACTACGACAAGAAGATGAACGACAGTAAAAAAGAGATCGAGTACGGCAAGACGATGAAGGATTGGGCCGACAAGAACGTCCCCAAGTTCGACGAGATGAAGAACGAGCGCGATACGGCTGTAGCCGCGCAGAGGAAAGCCGACGAGGCGCTGGCCAAGGCGCAGAAAGACCTTGCTGCGAAAGTCGATACGGCCGCTGCCGCAGCCGGTGTTGACCCCGACAAACTGGCCGAAGCGGTTCGTCTGAAGATTGGCGGCGATTACGTCCCGAAAGCAGAGCTTGCGAAGTTGGTGAAAGATGAAGCCAACAAGCTTGTCGACGATGGGTTGAAGACGGCAACCAATAAGTTCTACAACGAAGACGTTCCGCGCCTTTCTGGCCTCAATGCCGCGCTGACCGAGGGTATGAACCGCTTCCATGATGAGTTCGGTGACCACATGGATCCTGAAGCTTACGTGGCTCACCTGGCAACCGGTGGCGACAAGTTCATGACGGACGGCAAGTTCGACCGCAAAAAGGCGTATGACGCTTTCGTTACTCAGCAGCGTTCGGACAAGGGCCGCGCAGCCGAGATCGAGAAAGAAGCGCAGAAGCGCGCGGACAAGATTATGGAAGAGCGCGGCATGGCCGGCGGCTTCCCGGGAACCAGTGGACCTGCTGGACCGATCCAAGTTCGATTGAATGCGAAGAGTGCGGACGACCCACTCTTCGGCGGCAAGATGGCGTTGGGTGATGGCGGCGCAGCAGCGCAGGCCGCAGCCGAACTCCACGCTGAAGGCAAATGATCTTTGAGTAGTGAGCGCTCCGGGAAGGAATAACCTTCCGCAGCCCGTTGAAGCGCTGTCGTACAGGTGACGCGAAAGGGAAGTCGAATAGACGCAGCCCTAGAGCCAGCCGGCAAACGAAAATTTTGCTGTAAAGGATGGCTCGTTTATGGCGCTTACATATGACGATTTGACTTCTAAGACAAACAAGTTCATCGTCCCGCGAATGGTGGACGAAGTCTACAAGTCCTCTCCGCTGTTTACTCGCCTCCGCACCCGCAACATGGAGCGCTTCGAAGGTGGGCAGACCATCCGCCATCCAATCATGTATGCGAAGCTGAAGGGCGGCGCGTTCACGCGCGGCGGATCGTTTGACACGTCGTACGTGCAGACCGATACCGCGCTCGAAGTTCTCGTGAAGTACTACTACGTGAACGTCACCCTTTACGGCGTGGACAACGTTCTGAACCGCGGCGCCGAAGCCGCGATGTCTTTGGTTGAATCGAAGATGGTCAACGCCTCCGCCCGCATGGCCGACCTGTTGGGCG